CTAGGGAGCCCCTCAGAGTTTACTTCTCTGAGTCGAAGGCCTGGCTTTTGAGCAATAATTTCACTAATAAATGTGGACTATTTCTTGAAAGTTCGTCGATTAAATGTCTAGATAATTCTAGAGATTTACTTCGACTGGCTTTACTGATCTTCGGTTTAAGGAAAGGATCACTTAGGTAGGTCAATGAACTAAAGCTCTTCTGCAAGAGCTCTTCAAACGTTCATCGATCTATGTCTGCGTACGGACGATATAGGTGTTTAGCCATATCGGACGCATACAGACCCAATAAGTGATCTGTTGAAGGGAAGCAAGATGAATAATAGTCCAGAGATAATTTTCTCCGGAGCTGATTATACGTCTTGATATCCTCTTCAAACGCCTTAAACCACCCTCGGAAAGTTAAAGACTTCAGTACAATTCTTAACGAATTGTCGAAAATCCTTAACTCCTCACTATTCAGCGAATCTATAGCTAGAGTATTAATACTCGGTGATAGATCCTTAGTGAGGTTCAATCCAAAGATACCAAGAAGATCTCAAACAGTAGATTTAGCCATCTGCACTCATTTATTTGAGTGCTTAGATAGCAATCTCTCTGTAAAGAGGTCTTCAAGGAATTTAGAAGCTGCCGTCAGTTCGAACCCACTACCAAGGTGTAGATTAAATATATTATTATTTAATATTACATCCTTGAAGTGTCTAGGAGAACTAATAAACTCAAACAATTCTTTAACCCCAATTGGGCTAAAGTCTTGTCCGTTTATTATTAGTTTCTTAGCGAACTCACATCCTCCTATAGTGGAAACAACTGACTTAGATAAATTAATATCTACACCTAGTTGCTCCATTATAACAAGATAGGCTTGGGCGATGCCTTTGTTAGCAATAACAATATCATCCCCAAGAACTGCGTAATCCGTGAACCAGCCTTTATGGCCAGTTCTCAGAGCAGCTATTTGGACAATGACATGATGCGTTAACGCTAGCATTGCTCAAGAGGAGAGTGCCCCCATAGGTTGTCCAACAGAATAACGGTAAACACCGTTAGCATTGGGGAATTCGATAGAATCGAGATGATAATCTCTATCTACCAACAAACCCTTTCAAGCTTCAGCAGTCTCTCTGTCCCCGAATAACAAGGACAGGAGATCTACCTGAATATCTATAGGCAACCTATCAGTAGCGGCGCTGAGATCAAAAGAATACATCTCCTTTAAACCTTTGTCAGCCAACCTCTTTACAGGGGCTAGTTGATCAAATGTTCCATCTTGTTCTATTTTCCTTAATATGGAAAACAGAGCTCGATGTAAAGGAGAAAGTAAACTTTGAGTTCACGCGTCCACTATTGCGAACACTCTCACTTTTCCAGCAGCCTCTTTCTTCAGACTTAGTTTCCCAAGACGTAGGCAGGTATCTGGTTGGCCGAACTTTCAACGTGTTTTCAAGTCCTCAATAGTCATACGTTTCCGTAAGACCTTAGAGTCCTGATCCCACATCGACATTTCGTCAACCAGGCGCTCTCATAAGCCCTTGTGAGAGGTGTTCATTGCGAACACTTTGTATCACTTGAGTAGAGCAGGATTCTCTTTGAATGCTAATGCATCCAAAGGATATCCTACTAACTGTTGCTTATGATTTGGCCCTGCCGTTGTAAGGCGAAGCAGATAACGGTTTACCGTAAAGATAGTCGACCTTTTGGTCTCTTCAAAGTACTTTGGTCAGGAATTTCTTCCTACCAAGCTTTGAAGATCTTTAAACACTAAACTTACTTCTGGAAGAGTAGTTACTAACCCTTTATGAGGATTAGTAATAGTCTCCAGTTTAAGTTTAGGGTAAGCCGGAATCACCCTGAAGATCGAGATAATAGTCAGGACAACCTTGATTATCTTAGGGTCTTTTGCCTCCATTAAGAGACGAAGATCACCAGGGATAATCAAAGGAAGTCCCCTGCGCATAGCAACTCTACAAGATGAATCTTGTAGGACTTGCTCTCCCGCCAAGGTCTTCATCGTTAATCGATGAGCCTCCTTCAAGTATAAAACAGTAAAACTAGAGCCTGATAACTCTAGCAAACGTTGTATACGAGAAGCTAGTTTAATAAAACTAGGGTAGGAGTTATCATGATTTCTTGCTAATAGCCAGACTGAGACGTGAACGAACTTTCAATAAAGTTTAATATTAAACTTCGTAAAAGCTCGTTGGTCCCACTGCGACTTCTTGATTGAATTTTGTTTCATAATAATTATTAATGGAATAACGTTCAACAAGATTTCGCCATTTCCTATAAACGGGAATGGGTCTCTACGCTCCTACACTTGTTGATCCGATCGACGCTGACACCTTCATTATGACTTAACCCTTTTGGGTGTTAAGCATAGGGTATTTATACCTTAAGAAGTGTGTACTTGCTTGTTAAGCAAATGCCTTCGGATGTAAGAGTTGTGAGTAACCAGAGACTAAGTCTCTTAGCGCACACGTAGTTTGGACTGACCAAGTGGATTATATCCAAGCTTCCGACCTGGAAAGTCGAAAAAACTTAGGACATAAGTCCGGCAATAGTCACAACGAC